TCTAAGAAGTCACATTAAGTTCCACAAAAGGCAACCATGGGTACATTGATCACAGGCCAGCAGATAATTCCGTATGTACTCGCGGCAAAAGATCTATACACCAAAGTAAGTATAATCACAAAACGGTATACCACCTTGGTTGAAAAGGAGTACTACAAGAACCTGAACACAGCTGCTGATGGTGGTTCAGTCCAGAACGAGACATCCGCCACAATCGAAACAAACTTTGCTACATCGGCCAATCTTTACCAGGTTGTGCGGGGAAAGGCAACAGATGGCAATGAACACTATACACAAGCTCTAGACGACGAGATTAGCCAGTTGAAGACGTGCCTAAGTACAGTTAGCTTTATGTTTGATTTGTGGTTGGTGGGTGCAGTGAAAACGCCGGCTCCTCCTCCCGGTCCTCCACCGTTGCCTATTACCATCATTGGCGACCCATCGGTTGTGCCTCAGCAGCTGCAAAACGGATGGGTTGTCTATGAATTCAAGACGCCTGGCCTTGGTAATATTATTATTGAGAACTCAGACGGTGGCAACCCTCTTAAAACGTACCTAGCCCAGGTCTATATTGTTGGTGGTGGCGGAGGAGGTGGTGGTGGGCAAGATGCTCAGTTTGGAATTGGTGGTGGCGGTGGAGCCTCAGTCCCCGAGGTTCTCAATTTTACCCTGACCCAATCACAGTTGGTCTTAACGGTGGGCGCGGGAGGCCCGGGCCAGGCGGACGGCGACGCAACTGGGTTTGCTGGACAAGATAGCACATTTTCGACGGTTGTCCCGGCTGTGCCTCAGAGCACATTAAAATCAATTGGTGGGAGATATGGTGGCGTTGGTGATGGCGCAGGGCAGAGCATCGATGTGGGTACGTTGTCGTGTGGTGGTGGCGGTGGAGGCAATAACGGAGCAGGTGGTACGGGCACCTTTGCTGGAGGAAGTGGCTTTTATAACGAACAGGGCGGCTCTTATTCCGGTGGTGGTGGCGGAGGAAGCAGAAGTGCTGGCGTGTCTGCAGCTGGGAACAACGGAGGAGATGGCGGCACGGGCCGGAAGACTGTGTTGCTTTCTGGATTGGCATACTTTACAGGCAGCGGAGGTGGTGGTGGAATTGCTAACGCGGAGGGTGCAGCGCCAGGCGCGGGCGGTGCGTTCTTCGATACTTTGGGGGGTTCGACACCTAACACAAACTCTGGCGGTAATCCTGATCAAGATGGCAACGTTGGACTTCCAAACACAGGGTCGGGCGGTGGGGGTGCTGGTATTGCTGGTAACAATATTCCAGACGGGGGCGACGGGTCTGATGGGATTGTTGTCTTTGCTTTCAAGTACTTTTAGCACATCTACCCCTCCTGCTTCTTGCTACCAAACTTTCCCTTCACCGCAATGTAGCCCTTTGCATGCAGGTATTGAAGTGCGTTTTTGCCTGCACTGTGCTTCTTTTTGGAGACAATGCGCCCTGCATTGTTCTTCATTAGGTCATCCTTTGTGAGCCTACCCGACGTATGCTTGGCATTTCCGTGGAACACCTCAGCGCGAGACCCGGTCGACTTCATTTTTGCGGTGTGTTTGAGTTTTGATTTACAGTCCCGAGCCGCCGCCGGGCATCATGCGCTTGCCACCCGGGCCACCCATCATGGCCGAGCCCATGCTGCGGCCGTAGCCACCGCCCAGCAAGCGCTTTGAGCCCATGCTGTGGCTAATTGCCGTGCGGCGCAGAGCACCACCCAGCATTGTAGACATGCCACGAGCACCCTGGGTGCCGCGGCCAACAAGGCGGTGAAGGTCCGTCTTGGTCATGCCCGTCTCCGGGCTCGCCGCCTCCACGTCGGCGCTGTTAAGGATGGTCTTGCGGATCGCAGACTGGCCACGCACGGTCTCAAAAAAGCCCGTGTTAATGGCGACAATGTAAATGGTGGCACGCTTGACCCAGTCATAAAATCCATAGGAGTTCGAGACCGTAAGGTTAGCCTGAAACGAGTAGTTGCCGAGGCAGCCAGGGGCAAGACCCGGGCTCAGCGTGATGTCCGTGCCCAGGCGGAGAAGGATAGGGCCACCGCTCAGCTGGGTAACGCCAGGCTGGCGCATAGAAAAGGCAGCGCCAGCCTCAAGGCTTCCAAACGCACGGGCAAGACTCGGGTAGTTACCCTGCGTGTAGCCGCGCCACTGGTGCCAGTCCATATCAAGACCGGCGGCAACCGCAGACTCGTACAGATTGAACTGCTTGAACCCAGAGCAAAGGTTGCTAAAGTTATCAAACGTCACGTTCACATTCTCAATCGGGATGTAACCGTTGAGCTGCGACGGGCCCTGCGTGGCCGGCTTGACGTAAAGCAGGACCATGTCCGGGATAGACGTAAGGGAGATTGTGTTGGTCGGAAGAAGGCGATCCGCCGTGAAATCCACATCGCGGGTAGAGACGTAACGCGGGAACTCAACATACGGCACCGTAGACACAAGCGGCAGCGTGACGTCCGGACCCGGCGTGAGAAAGTTGACAAAGAGCGTAGGCGGCACAAGCGACCAGGGGCCATACTGGGAGCTAGCCGGCGAGCTAAACTTCATGTCGCTAATAATGGTGCGGATGCTAGAAGACCGCAGAATGTTACCCGTGTAGTTAGTCTGCTTACTCAGATCGTCAACCCAGTAAGGGAGCGTGGAAACATCCTCAGCGTCCGCAACCACCGTACCATTCTTTGCAGCAGACGTGGTCGAAAGCACCGCAAAATTCAGAATAAACTGCATGTTAGTCATGCCATAAAGACCGACGCTCTGGAACTCGGCACTGTCCGCCCAGATAAGAGGGCTGATAACAAGCGGCTCCACCGTCTCAACTGCGCCATAGACCGGCATGCAGTTTGTCACTGACCTAAACCCAGCCTGAAGAGCAAGACCGTTAGCCACCGCGGCAATCGCTGCACCGGCAGGTGTGAGAAGAAGGTACGTCGAACCCTTCTTGCCCAGTGCGCCGCTCTTAATTCCGCACACAAAGGCAAGAGGGGTGATCGTCTCGCCAACCTCAGGAAACACAAGAACAGTCGGGTCGTAGAGACGAGCACCAATCATCGAATAGGGCGGCACATCAACGCCAAGCGTGAGGAGGTTCTCCTGGCCAACAAACGTAATAGAGAACTGAAGGAGGGGCGTGCCACCCTCCGCAGGCGCAACAATTGTACCATCAGCATCGGCCGCATAAGGACCAGCGCCGTTTGAGCCAACACCCTGAAGGTCACCACCCGGAAACGCAGTGGTCCAAACAGGCTGGCCATTCACAAAGGGAACAAGAGTGCGGATGCCATTACCACTATCCTGAACACCGCTTGCACACTGAGCAATATACCAACCACAGCCGGCGTTTGCCAGATTGCTTCCAACCTGAGGACCCCCAAGGTTAAAATTCGCAGACACGCCAACGTCAAGGAAGGGGTATGCACCCTGCACCGCGCCCACGCCACCACTCGGCGCAATAACACTCCTCAGCGGTGTAGTGCCGTTAGGAAGAAACCAAGTGAGAGGCCACGCGCCGTTCGGGATGTCGCCATATCCGTTTGCAGCAGAATACGAGGAAAAGTTACCACTCTCGTTGTTTGCATCGTCGCGACCCCACGAATACGTGTCCATCTTGGACGGCGTGGTGCGCTGCTTCAGCGTCTCATGCGTGGACGTGAGAAGAATCTGCTCGCGAAGGGTATCGCCGTTTGTGGTGACAGTGCAATCGTTCATTGTAGCCGTCATGTTAGAAAGCGCAGACTGCACGGGAAAGGGGACAAGAGCAAGGTCCTTTGCAGACACCGCCGTTGCGTAACCAGCCGGCTGGAAAGCCTGCGCACGCGCGCCCGAGAACCCAGCGTCCTGGGCAAGCGAGACGCTCATGTCTGCGCTGGGTGCATCCCAAAGAACGTCGAGAATGTAAGTAAGCCTCTGATCAGCCACAAACGCTGCATAGTTATAGGTGTCAAGCTTGTAGTTAGTCCCGTCAACAACCTCAACAACGCGACCAATAGGGATAGGGGGATTTGCGCTTGCAGTGACCTGGCCAATCTTGTAAATTGTGGTGCCAATCGGAAGGAGAAGAGCGGCGCCATTCCGATCAAGGAAGGTGGTGGAAATCTTAAGCGAATTGCCCGCCCAACCAGGATCCGCCAGCTTGGGAAGGGAGGCAAACGCCGTCACGGCATACTGCCGCACCGTAAGGCCACGGGGGCCCGAATAAAAGAGCTGGGCAACAAACGAAAGGGACGTCGAAAGAGAAATCTTGCGATCAACAAACACGTTGAGGGACGGCACAAGGATCTGGAACGTCATCTGGGACTGGTTGGCCGAAATGGCCTGGAACGGCGCAACGCTCACAGAGAGCGCGCCCTTCTGGACAGCGTACGCCGGCTCCTCCTGCATGAGGCGGGCATCGTACACGGCCACCTTGGAAATGGTGCTCATTTTGAAAGGATGACTCTTCAGAAACGAAGGCACAGGGGTGGTCTTTGTGTGCTTACTTTTGCAAAACGCTCAAAAGGGTGCTTTATTTGGTTTTAAACTAATCCCGCACAAACTTCAACCGGATATTCACAGACCCAGAGTCCGAAATGCTCACTGGCCGCAGCGTCTGCGTTGCCCTCATCCTCATATACAACGCCCAGCTAATGTTATTAAACACGGTGGACCTTTGCATCTCAACGTAGTCAATTGCATCCCCGGACGGTGCATACGTAATTTGCGTCCTGTAAATCTGACCCTGGTTATCCGTAGGGTAGATTGCAAACTCCGAGAGGATGCGCTCTGTCTGGCCGCTTGGCTGTATGTTCTGGACAACCTCCGAGTAAAGCCGGGGAGGCGCAACCTCGCAATTCACAATAGGGATCTCAGTGGTTGTCAAGACCAACGTATCCACCGGATTCCACATATTTCCGACTGAACGATAATCCTGGGGGAACGTATACAGATAAACCTGATTGCCTTCAACGCGGAAGGTGGGAAGATAGACAGTGCTAGGCGACGCGGGCGGCTGGGACGGCACAAAAAGAGGCAGCGGGCTTGGCACGGCAAGGCCTGCGTTTGCAGCCTCCGGAATGTACCGTACATACGCCGTCCGCTTGTTATTATTTGCTCGGTCTATATAGAGAAGACGCAGCGCCGGCCAATTGCCAAACAGCTGGTGAAAGTAGTCATCCGCCTCAAAGTTAAAGCGCTCGTCGTAGACAACCCCAGGATTGCGTGCTACAACGTAGGGAGGAGTCGGTAGAGTGACAGCGCCTGTAAGACCCCACGAGTCGCGAGCCTGGTCGTTGAGAGCTGACGTATAGTAATCCTCAATCAATGAATTGTTAAAATACGGCTCAAGTAGCTGAGTAGGTGTTTTTCCAAACATATTTAGATAGTCTAGTGGCTTGTATGGTGCTTCATTTAGAAGGCTTGTGCCATACCCATCGTTTACGTTTGTGTTTTGTGTACCACCAAATCCATAGCTGTCAAGATTGAGCGAAAAAAGCTGTGTCGTTGAGTCAAACGTAATAGAAGGCGGAAGCGTACCAATTGCAGGGACGTTTGGCGTCAGTGAAAGCTTTCCATTCTGAAGAAACGACACTGTTACGTTTTGCCATCCTGAGTTTATACTTCCACCTGAATCGAGCGGGGGTAGCGTTGTATAGGCATCGACTGTAACGATGCACTTGAAAAACTGGTACTCAACCGGGATTGTCTTTGAAGCCACAGTCACAATGTCGCCATAGGTATACGCATTGCCGCTCACGTAGCTATTTGTAAAGCTCTGTCCAAGATCCTGCCACGACTGTGCAAGCGGATTATCCTCATTTGGGAGAACCGATCCTGCGGATGTAACAGTATTTGTCCACATATACGTCCGCCCCGCTTGAGTATTGTAGCCATCCCCTACCATGTAATTATTTGGATCAAACGGAGCGCTTGCGGTTGCAAGAGCCTTGCATGCAAGTTTAAGCTGCGTTGTAAGAGAGCATGAAGTGGTTGAAGGAAATCCAAGACCGCCATTATCCGCAAGGTCCGTAAAACACCGCTGGATTGACGGATTAATGCACTGCGTCAGGAAATGCTCATACGAATAACAATCAAAATAAACACTTGTATCACCCTCTGCAACATCAGTCGGAGTCGGGAAATAGCTTTGGTCAGACTGGTCCTGCGGGACCCACTGGGTGTTCCTGTAGCACGATAGATTCAACGTTGAACGAAACCCAAGCTGGTAGTTGCGCGGTAGCGTAACACTCTGAAACGGTGCAATTTCCAACACCTGGCCAGGAGCAAACCCAAGCACCTTACACGCCTGGAGAATTGAAGACTTTGCACTACACCCCTTTGGGAGCGGGATGCCCGACGTAGTACTCGCTGGCTGGTGGAACGCAGTCGACGAAAAATCAAAAACAGCATATAGACTTGTGTTGTTGGTGATTGTGATTTTTTGCGTACATGCCGACGTCCCAAGTCCAGTGACTGACAAGGTCAATGCTCCTCCGCCACCAACGGTTAACAACTCAGACAAGATAGCCGAGATTCGTGCCAGTCCAGGCTCGGTATCTACAGTGGTTGCAGTATAATAGACTCCAGATAGGGCATTAAACCCAAGCGGGTAAAAAGTCAGACTGTTATTAAACGCCGCAAAAGAAGCGGTTGGGCTGACTATATCACCATAAAATCGAAGCGGAATGACGCCTACCGTTGGATAGGTCATTGTCTCTGACTCAGTTTGCGGATTCATCCACGATTCAACAGATCCTTCCTGTTCTTGAAGACCGACCTTATAACAGGGCCCTGTCCACGTCAAGGAAACGCCAGGCTGAGACTTCACTTCCCATACGGGCTTCCTTGACACGGGATCTACAATGGAATTCAGAGGCTGAGGGCAAAAAAGAGGGATATTATTTGTTGAAATCTCAGCACGTGTAAGGCCAACTGTATAGCTAGCAGTGTCAGGAAGGAGCGCGGTCGTGCGAGTGTCGCGAAACACAGCAAAACGACCGTGCTCTCCCACATTCTGCACAACGCCAGGATCGTTCCTAAGGTTGACTGTCAAGTTTGAATTGTAGTGAACAATGCTATCAGAAATAGATCGGGTCTGTCCAGTGCTTACAAGCCCAGCACTACTGTCACCCAACCGCAAGCGTTTACTGGCCCCATACATGATGACAGAGGTACAGAAGGTAAGAATTGCGGCAGCGCAAGGTTTGTTCGTCTTTTTTTCATTTCGAGGTGACTTACTTATACGCCCCCCGCCCTTTCGCCTCTCTTTACTTCACCTCGAAATAAAAAATACAGGACCTTCACAAGCCCCTTTCCGAAGATGACATTCGAGCCCTTGTAGGCAATGTGCCTCTTATGCGCTATCCCGATCTTGAATCCATGGAACACCCGGATGATCTTTTTAAGGGGTCACACGCCGCTGTGTTGCTTTTCCTGACTGAGAGCGAGTCGTCCGGTCATTGGATTTGCTGCCTTGACCATTCAGATGCATATGAGGTCTTTGACAGCTTCGGAACGGCCATTGACGGCGACCGCGCCTGGCTTGATGACAAGCAGAAAATGGACTTCCACGAATGTGCACCACTTCTAAGCAATTTACTTAAGGCCGGCTCAAAAAAGATCACCCATAACACAAAAAAGCTTCAAGGTGATGACATGGACACATGTGGTTTTTGGGTTGTTGCTCGCATCTTGAACCCAACGCCTTCGTTGCCTTCATTTGTGTCCAAGTATATTAAGGGGCCTGGTAGCCCTGACGAGATTGTGGTGGCAGAGATTGCACCCAAGCTGCGCTAAGCGGGGTTGGTGGTGCGCGCGCGCGGACGGGCGCCGGGCTCTGTTTCAAATTGCCACATATTTAGAGTTTTCAAAAGTCCCACATTTTGTTGCCTACAATGGACGGTGCCAGTGAGACAGGAAGCGTTGTGAGTAGCATTCGGTCCAATCGCTCCTCCATGTCAGCCTTGTCGCGAGCCTTCCTTTTTCAAGTCAAGACATTCAATGTCAACTATGACCCACCTAAGCTGACAAAAGAGCTTGAAGAGATTGTTACCTTTGGATGCGGCCAGCTTGAACCCACCGGTCTTCCGAAGTCAGACTCGCAGGTGGATGATGAAGAGGAGGACGACGAGGTCCTTCGCGACGCAGTTTATTTCCGAGGTTACATTGAGTTTAATCAGCAGGTTACCCCTAAGAAGCTTCGTGAGTGGATCTACCTTGGAATTGGAAGCGACTTTGAGTTCACCAGCGTTTTCTTGAAGGATCGTGAGCAGCACATTCGAGTGCGCACAGACCCGGAGCGGCGCTTCAAGAGCGTTATTGATGTCATCCTGCGTGCGCCCTGGCAGATTGGCAAGTCTGGACCGCGTGTGCAGCCGGGGGCGCGCACCGACATGGAGGCCATTCGCGAGATCTTGCGTGAGTTTGGGCCTGAGGAGGGCGTGCGCCGCGTCGCCGAGGAGTACCCTGGGCAGTTTGTGCGCTACGCCAACGGAATCACGCAGCTTGCGCAGGCTGTCATCCCGCGCGTGCGAGAGGAGGCTAGCTTTAAGTTCAGGCCGTGGCAGGAGGCGCTCGTGAACATCTGCAAGGGCAAGGCGCACTCTCGGCACATCTACTGGGTTGAGGACGCGCGCGGCGCCGCCGGCAAGAGCCGCTTGACTACGTACATGTGCCGTGAGATGAACGCAGTTGAGCTTGACGGCCGGCAGATGGACGCAGCGTTTTCGTACACTGGGCAGCGCATCGTGCTCTTTGACTTGGCGCGCGCGGTGGAGGCACCCACGCTGAAAGATCTTTATATTGTTGGCGAGAAGCTTAAAAACGGTCAGATTTATAGCTCAAAGTACCAGTCGCGCCTCAAGGTCTTTGACACGCCGCACGTGATCTACTTTTCCAACTCGCCCCCGCCGGTGGGCGTCTGGAGCGCTGACCGCCTGCAGCACATCCAGCTCTCGCAAAAGGAGCCGTTTCACCCGGAAAGCCACGCGCTGGAGGAGGCCGCCGCGGAGCCCGAGGTCACGGGCGTCGACTTGTTCCAAAAGCTGCTGGATGAGGCCTTGACAGGAAAGAAGAGGGAGAGGGAAGAGGATAGCTGAACTCATTGCACGCAAAGCACGCAAAGCACCCAAAGCTTACAGTTCGGGGTTTGCCTGAAGAGCCTCAATCATAGCGTTGATCTCGTCAATTGGCTCCACCACCCCCGCCACGTCCGGCGCGCGGATGAGACCAGGCTGCGGCGGCGGCGGCGGCGCCACAGGGATACCACCCATCGCAGCCTGCTGTCCACTCATCATTAAATTGCCTACAGCCTGGTAGCCGCTGCGCACGCCAGCCGCCAGCTTCTCGGCCGCGCTGCCCGCCACGGCCGCCGCGCTCTGCGCCGCACTGCCCACAGCGCCCGCCACGCCGCGCGCCGCCGCCGAGACATTGTCCCGATTAATTCCGAGCTCAGCCATATCCTCGCCCAACGCGCCCGCTGCGCCCGCCACAGACCTCGCCACTCCAGAGACGCCCTCCGAAAAGTCGCGCACCCCAGACCTGAACTGCTCGTACGTGCTAGGAGGCGGCGGGCGCGTCGAGTCCACGCCGCGCTTATACGCATCGTCCACAAGCTTGCGCATGAGATCGGCCGTGATGGGCGCAGGCCGTGCCGCCGTTGCTGCGCGCTGCGAATTCAGAATGCGCTCCTGACGCTGCAGCCTTCGCTGGCGCTTACTGTGCGCCTGATACATGCGCGCAGCCCAATTGCCAGCATTCACGCCCACTGATCCAATGCCAGAGACAGTGTTCATGCCCAGCGATCCAATGCCAGAGACAGTGTTCATGCCCAGCGACCCAAGGCCGCTTGCTAGCACCACGCCGCCGCGCCGTGCAATGTCAAGCGCTCCGCGGGCATTTGTAGCAACACCCTGATAAAACTCCTTGTCGCCGCGGTCGCGATTAAGCCGATCAATCGCAGTGGTAAGCTGCTTGTCCATAAGCCGGTTCAGGCGAGCTTCATTTCGTCTTGCAAAATCAACTGGATGCATAAATCCAGTCTTTGGTGGCATTTTGAGTCACACTTCAACCTTTTTCAGCCCTTGTCACTGAAACGTCTGACTGCAGAGTTCCCACACTCTTATAACCTTGCAAATGGGGAGTTCTGTTGCACCCATTGTAGTTGCAAATGGTGACTCCACTGCATCCGTCTGGGCGTTTCGCAACACCCAGGTTACAAGCTCTGGGGGCGGCGGCGGCGGCGTCACGCGTCTTGTTGCTGGATCCAACATCACACTGAACCCTACAAATGGACTGGGCGAGGTTACCGTGACTGCCACAGGTGGTGGCGGCGGTGGCGTTACGTCCGTCACAGCAAGCTCTGCAGGCGTTGGGCTTACCGTGACCCCAACAACGGGAGCAGTTGTGGTCAGGAACACACAGCCGGCGTCTATCTGGTCGGATTACGCGGCTACCGGCGCAGTGAACATGAACTTGAACAATTTGAACAGCGTGGCGAATATTGGTGGCGTGACTACAATCCAGGGAACTGCTGGTGTTCCGCTGACC